GTTTTTATTATTTTTCTGTCTATGTATAATCCTGCCGCCTTGCCTCGATTTGTTTCGGCGTTTACGGCTGCACTCCATGCTCCTTTCCTTAAAGCACCCTCTCTAATTTTTCCTAGTTGAGCTACGTGGTTGTCAAAAGTTACTTCATGTTTTCTCATAATCTCTTCACGTAATTCACCCATGTATTTTACTACAAGCGGATGTTTCTTTGGACTGGTAAGACTAGACCCTTCAAATCTTGCATTCTTCTCACTATAGCCAGCACGTTTGGCTGCCTCTGTTTTTGTAAGTGGTCCGTGTTCATCACCGAATACATATAATTCAGCAAATCGCATTTGCATTTCTGTAAGTCTTTTTGGTAAACCCATAATTGACAATATACGATATTTTATGTAATAATTCAAGCCAACATGAAAATGTATAAATACAAGAAAGAACATGGAGAAGATATGACATACGAAAGCGAAATAGAACATAAATTTGATGATAGAGGCGACAACGACTTGACAAAAGAAATAGATACTTTAAAGGCTCGTATTGCTGATTTAGAATCAATTGAAGAAACACATAGAAAGCTTAATCAAGAATTGCATAAAGAAATTTGGCAGTGGAAAGAAAAGGCTGGAGAAGTGGTGGCTCTTGAGTCGAGAGTACAACAGCAACAAGAACTAATAACAGAACTGTCAAACGCAAATAGAAGATTAAGAAAATGAGAGTACAAGACTTACAACAATTTCTTTCTAGCTTTACAGAAGGATCAGACGCAGTTAAGAATGCAGTCATCTTTGTAGAGAAAGACGGAAAGCTACACGAAGTTAAAAGAATGGAAGTGCAAGAAAACACACAACCAATTCTTGGACACAAAGGTCATGTTGCACACAGACTTGTAATTAAAACAGAAAAACCTTCTAGTATTATCTTGCCAGATAAACTATTGAAGGACTATTAATGGATGACAACGTTGGCTCGAAAATTGCATGGGTCCAGAGGCTAAATTATATCAAAAAGTTAAAAGAAGTTTTAAAGAATTTTCTCTTATTAGACTTGAAAATATTAGCTTACATGGGACTCCTGATCTATTGGTCTGTAATAATTCTGGGCACTTTTTCACTCTCGAACTAAAGACTACAAAAGCAAACAAAATCCGTTTCAGCCCACATCAAATTAGCTTCCATGAGAAGCACCCGAAGAATACTTTTATCCTCGTCCAGGCCCTTGGTCCTGGTACCATAAAACTTTTTGAGGGAAGGTATATCAATGACCTATTGAGGGAAGGTTTCAAGTTCCATGGAGCTTGTAGCTTGGAGCTTGATGCTTGTCGCTTGTACCTATCGGGGCTTGGAGCTTGAAGCTTGGCGCTTGTGGCTTGCAGCTTGTTGCTTGTCGCTTGTAGCTTGGGGCTTGTCGCCTAAGTCTACTCCCAATAAAATTCCAGTCGGTGTATAACGGGGCTTGAGGCCCGGACCAGGTGCACGCTCTTTTTCGCCCGTCGGCTTAGTCTCGCTAATGACCTGATCCAGTTTATTACGTAGCTTGCGTAATTCTTTATAATACTTTGGATGTCTAAACATATCAATGTTTACCATAAGAAACTGTTTTAATTGTGGCGTCCCAGCATGCCCGGCAGTCTCTGCATTCATTGTCTTGCTTTGCAGCTGGACAGCTAGCCCCAGAGCTCACCACTTCTGAAGAGTTGGGCCACGATGCAGGCGCCCGCTGGTCTACCATGGGCGCGCTAAATCGTATGACTAAATTGTTGGGCTTGTCTGCCAGATGGTCCTTGATCCACGCTTCACGTGTGGGCAGCCAGTGACGCTTGCCAGATGTTAACCTGCAAACTTGATAAATTTTTTTAAGGTGATCCAGATCCTGGACATCTCCTGAATCATGCCACCTGAACACATCAGGCTTTTTACTGTTGATTAGGTGAGCCATTGCCAGAACCCAGTCCGGGCTCTTAATAGCTTCTAATCTCCGATACTGTGCATCCTGAACAACCTTGAAGACGTAACAACCTTTGAGAGCGTAACAGTCGTAACAGACTGAGCCCTTAACCTTCTGGAGCTTGCCGCCAGTCTTACATTCTTTGGCAGGTAAACCTATCGACCAGCCCGGCATCTTTGATGGTTTGCTTAGGCTGCCTCCTATAATTTTTAAAGCTTCTTTTGTTTGCATAATTTCTTTCTCCTATACTCTCCTATAACATTATAATTCTTTCTTGTCAAGCTTGCAGCTTGAAGCTTGCAGCTTGCGGCTTCCTTCTTATATCCATTGGCTTCGAGCCAGCGCCAGTGGTTAATTAATACTTTAATACTTTCTGAACCATTTCTCATAATTCCTTTCTTGACCAGCTGTCGCGCAACGTAGCATTCTCAATTACTGCTTCTGCTTATTGCTACGCCAGTAATCACAACTGATCCCAGGTCCGGCAGGTTCCCCCCAATGGGTCATTGCCACCAGACCAGAGATCAGTACTAGAACAGCTTGTAGGCGATCCCCCTCCAAAACGTTCAATGGGGGGACATTGTCAACGATCACATCTCGACCTATAATATAGCCCTTTTTGGTTATGTGGGGCGCCGTTTAGTCCTGATCCCAGGTCCATCAACGTAGCCACGGAATAATCACGGGTATCAATGGACCAGGGATCAGGCGCGGTTGCGGGAGCAACTCCCACCGCGCATAATCCTACTTGCTTTTTCTGGTGCAAGTCCCAGAGAGCATTGCATATTTAATGACCATGTCTATACTTCTAATCTAGTCAGGGTCAGTTATTATTATGGCTCATGACCCAGGAGCCATTTATCATATATAGTCCTTGACAATCCTTTTGTCAAGTGATAATTTCAAATCAATGCAAACAAATACAGAAAGAGGTAAAATGACTAGAATAAGACTAAATCAAGAGTATCGGAACAAGATAGCAAATCGTATGCGAGTACATCTTGAACAAGAGGACACGCAAGAAAAACAAAAGTATGACGAACTGAAAGCAAATCAGATTGACTTAAATGACAATGCGTGGAAAGTTGCTGAACAAATAGTAAGACGACACTATACCGAAGATGATGTTGAGAAAGCATACTATCTTCAAAATAAATTTGAAAATGTTTCTACTATTGCAAAAGATAGTTGCTTTCATTTTCATTATCTTGGCGAGAAAGAAACAAGGGATTATGACAACAATGTTAAAATGGAACAAGCAACCATTGAAAAACATTTTGACTTTAAATTAAATGGCGACCTTGATACTGATAACAATTCTTCATATGCAAATAATGATAATAGTTATGGTTATGCTTTGTTTCGTGATGAACTAAAAGCACAAGAAGATTGCAACCCTGATATTTTGATTGAACAAGAGGGAAAGAACGACAATCCATACAAAACAAAATATGCTGAAAATAACAATCGTTATCTTGGCGACAAAGATAGTGGCTATGGCAAACAATGGAACGAGAAATATCAGTTAGATTTAATTGGTAGAGATTATTGTAGAGATAGGTCTATTGCTTGTACTGAACAAGAGTTTTTGTTTTTAGTGGATTGGAAAGCACAAAAAGGTCAATTTGTTGTTGCACACTCAAAATGGATTAACTCTATTTTAAATCAAATGAAAGAAATTAAAGTTGGTTTAAAAGGTTATAAATATTTAGACGAGGCATTAGAACTTTGTACTGAATTAGGTTTAAATATTACTGACGCAGAAATAATTAGAACTAATAGTACAGGGCTAATTATTTACAATCCAAAAAATCTTGCCGAAAGAATTAAAGGCATGAAGAATAAAAATGTGGATAGAAAAGATAAGATAAAAGCGAGGTTATTATACGAGCAACAACAAAAAGAAAATAGTTTAAA